GGTTGGTTTTTTTTCTTCTTTTGGTTTTTCTGGATAGTCTCTATCAATAGCCATATCAATATAATGTTTAGCTTTTAATAAGTCTTCTTTCTGATTTTTTTGTTTGTGCCTGCACAAATATTTTATAGCATTGCCTTCTGCAAAGGGCAAATTATTTTTATTTATAAACTCTGATGGTTGAATAACCATACTTCGATAATGAGATCCGCCAACTTGTTTTTTATAAATATCACTCATATCATAAATCCTTTTTCATATTTTTTTGGTTCTATTATATGTAAATTTTCTTTTGTTCTTGTTGCTCCAACATAAAACAATCTATTTTCATCGTCTGGATCTCTTTCATAGCCTCTCATAGTATTTTGTGTTAAGTCAGTTAATAACACAACATTTTGTGATTCACCACCTTTAGCTCCATGTATTGTAGACAATTCTATTCTTGGTTTTTCATTTAATCTTTCTCCATTTGCTCTCATTTTTCTTAAATAATTTACTTTAGTTTGTCCAGCGTCATCAAACGCCTCGTACCAAACTGTTTTAATTTGCAAACCATAATCTTTTATTAATTGATCTATTCCGTAAAAAGATTCCTTAGTCATACCTTTTATTTTTTTCTTATGCCAATGTGTAGGTCCCATGTATTTAGATATATTTTCAATTTGTTTATATGAAACTAATTGACCTTGTCGTAATTGTTCCCATGCTGTTGCTGCTTCATGTAAATCTTTTTCTGTGCCTCTCCTGTATCGTGATGAATAATATAATCCACGTTGATACAAAGACTCTTCTAAATCTTTTAACAAATGTTTAGTTCTAGCCAACACCAGCCATTCTCCTGATGACATATTAATTGTGTCAGCGCCATAGTGTCTATGTAAACTACCTTGTACAGTTTTTGGTTGCCATGTTTTATCTATTCTATTTCTAATTCTGTTAATAATACCCATTGCTACACCATGCACCTTAGCTGGTATTCTAAATGATTGTGTTAATGGTAAATATTGTCCTTTTAAAGCTATAAAAGAATCTACATCTGCACCAGCCCATTTGTATATTGCTTGGTCATCATCGCCTGCAATAAAAGAATCTTCTGTTTTATTCCAAATAGTTTTTGCCATATCCCATTGCATTAACGATAAATCTTGTGCCTCATCAATAAATACCACATCAAACTTTGGTGACTTATCTGACTTAGTAAACTCTGTAATCATGTCATTAAAATCTATTAGGTTATATTCTTTTTTATATCTTGCGAGCTCATTATCTATAATTCTTAATGTGCTTCTTTCTAAATCCTGTGTGTGTTCGTTTAGATCAAATTGTTGTTCTGCTGTAATGTTTCGTAACTGTGCTAATTGTATAATACGTAAATACTCACTGTCAGAATTAAATGCACTGCCCTGGTCTTCTTGATAATCTGCATAGGTTACAGGAAAACCTAATTTTTTTCCTAAGTCCTTGTAATGTCTTTGTTGCATTACTTGATCTTTTTTTATTCCAAGTTTTCTAAATGCTAGTGAGTGTAGTGTTCTAAAATATGGTAGGTCATCTTCTGTAAGATTAAATTTTTTAATTGCTCTGTCTCTTGCTTCGTATGCAGCTTTCTGTGTAAATGCAAAGTATCCAACTTTATCAGGATCAGTTTGTTTAAGATAGTCATCTACCTTGTTTAACAACGTTGTTGTTTTTCCTGTTCCTGGTGGTCCTAATACTATTGTTCTCATAATTTTTGTAGGGGCCCGAAGGCCCCCTCTTTTTACATTTCGTCGAAATCTAAATTTTTATTAGAATTCTTCTTATTATATTTATTATAAACATAGTCTATAATTTCTAACCACTCTTTAGTGTTAGTAGCACCTCTAAACTTTTTAGATTGCTTTACGACTTTGTTTAAGAAGTGTTCACGATCAAAGCCTGGTTGACCCATTGCATGTAATAATGCAAATGAAAACGTAGCTAGCCTAGCGTTAGGTATCTCCGCAAAGATATCTTTCATGTAAGCAGCTGTTTTTATAGCTTCTTTCTTATCTGCTTCTGTTATTGAGAATAAACCATCCTTGAATTGTTTTTCAAGAACAGTATTTCTTTTTCTCACTCCATTTAAAATCGCAGTCCATATACTGAACTTCGCTCTTAAACATTTGTACTCGTCCATTATGCTTTTATAAAAAACATAATGTTCGTTTCCTTTCCCAACATACTTGTTGAGATAGTCCTTATCACCCCAGTTTAATTTATCAGTATTCATATCTGATATATCGTCTGGTCTGATATGTTTAGTGATAATATAACGAATAGGTCTCCCCGTCGCTTTTCTACTATCACCTGAGTGTTGACCATCAAGAATAGGATGTTTACCATTCTTATCTTTAGGTCCAACAATGATCGGCAGCTCTTTCAGGAATCTAGTCTCCATCTTTTTAGCCAATCTGTTTACGTGAGCTTGATTGATTGCACGATTTCCTTTGACTTTGACAAATAGTTCATAGTCATAGGTTTCATACACCTTACCAACCTCGTGAGTGCCATTATTTTTCATAATGCTTACTCTCCTTTTGTTTGCATCGCCTTTGTGCACGTGTCGATGTTGAACGTGATTTTTGTGTGTACAAAAATTTCATTAATACGGATCCTTTGGTTTTAATTCTTTTTGTGTATAATCATCTGTTTTTTTATCAAATTGTTTTACAACAAACACAGATATTCTTTCTTTGCTTATTCGTTTATCATCACAGTTGCATGTTTCTTTTAACATCTGTGCTGTACGTGAATAGGGTACATCCCAACGTTTTCTAATTAAAAATTGATTATAGAATTTGTCAAATATAAAATGGTGATAACCATCTTTAGTTAATACACCACCTCGTTTTAAATCTTTAACATCAGAACCTATGTGTCTATCTAAACAAAATTCTTCTAAATGATTTTGTAATTGATCTTGTGTAGTCACCCCTTCAGGTGGATCTATTGGTTCGTGGTTCTTCATCAATGGATTTATTATCATGTCCCAGTCTTTAGGTTTTACTGTTGGTGGTTTAAAATCTAACTGTTCCATACATGCTTCTTGAAATAAACTTTGTTGTTTTAAAAATTTTACATTCTCAAGGTGTAGTCTTTCACCATCTACGTTTAAATAGTAATACGGTTTTTCTAATTTAATTTTTTGTAAGTCAGTTAGTGCAGGAAATACTATCTCTTCACCAATACCAAACTTTCTTTCTCTACATAGTTTTTTATCGCACAGATTACACATTGGTGTATCATTACATTTGTAACCCCATTCTTTTTTGTCATGCTGTCTTTTAATTATTTCTACCTCAGACTCACTTAATGGTGTTGTTGATGCTGTTGCATTAAACAAAGTCATTTTACTTTTCCATTCTGCTGGCCATTTCTTTTTAGCGTACACACCAAAATGAAACATAGAGTTATTTCTACCACCCTCTGGTATTTTATTCATAGCCATAAGTTCAATGCACGGTGGTGCATCAGAGTATTCTGATTGTGGCCTTTCTATTTTTATTTTAGTAATGTCTATCTGTTTAATTGTATTATATATTGTGTAAAATTCTTCTAATGTTGCAGCACTGCCATCATCTTTAAATGCGTATCGCGTTGTATTATTACCATTAAAGTATGGTAAGTTTAAAAAATTACCTGTGTCATCTACTGATTTTAATTGTATTTGTTTTGGAAAAACTTCTGATCCGCCATATCCTAATAGTGTTTTTATTTCCGTTAGTTTGTCTCTCATTCTTTCTGCTGCTACCGGTTCTGTAGAAAAGAGAAAGACGTGTGCTCCTCCACTCTTTGACCTACATACAGCCAAAGGCAATTTAAATTGTTTTATTTTATCTATTAATTTTTTGTGATCAAAACCTGCGTAGGAATCTATATCTACACATCCCCACACACATTGATTATCTTCGTTAATTGGTATGATACCTAAACTTTGTGTTCCATTTAAATGCATGGTCCAAAGTTCCGTGGTCACTGGTTGACGTACTATGAATGATTGCCCTTTTAATTTAACACCATTTTCTGCAGGCGCGTTTACCTTAGTGCAACCATGAGCACGTTCTAGTCCTTGAAATATGTTTTTAAATTTTTCTACTGACATAAATTAAAAGTGGGCGTTTTCACTCTCGCTCTGACGCCCACTACCTAGGATTCGTTTAGTAAGGTTGATTACTAGTTTCCTCTGATCCATGTTTAGCTTGAACTTCACCTTTGCCTACTCGCTCAGCAAAATTTTTAGCTATGTCATAGATTGATTTGTCAGTAACAGGACCAACTTTAGTTACATCCCATCCAAACCATGTTCCTTTGTCATTAGACATCTGAACAGTTTTTAGATTATAAATGTGGCTGTAAGTTGGCGGTGTAAATAATCCGTTTTTGCCCTGCATTTTAATTCCCATCATCATTGAATTCCATTTTCTACTCACTTTTAATTGAGTAGCTTTCATAGAAATCAAAGCTGTGGTTGGACTGTCACCCATTAATATAACAAAATGTTCTCCAAGTAATTACCGTTTGGTAATCTATCCTTGTAAGATTTATCACGAGTAGTTGTACTCACAATATCACTGTCTGCCTCGTGAATTGCAACTGGCGCTCCAGTGCTCACTCCACGATCTGCCCACTCAATATATTGTCTTTTGTAAAAGACAGGTATAACATTTATATTGCTATACAAATCATTGGTAACAGTATTAATTATCTTGCCTGGCTCTGCGCCCTCGACATATTTTCCATGAGTTTTATTAACCTCTGGAGATAATTGTCCCAAAACTTTTAAGAATGGTAACGCAAGATCTTCTTGCGATATGTTTTGAGAACCTTTGTTTGCATCAGCTTCAAATAAATTTGCAGATAATGCTCCTTCTTTTTTAGTTGCTACTTGGTTCATAGTTATTGTTTCCTTTTTATTGTAGTCTTATTTCCAACAAATACGTTGAAAATTTCCGTTGGCATTTCTTTTCCTGCCTCTATACGCTCACGGACTAACGCTTTAAGAGTCATGGGTTCAACCTTCAACTTTTGTGTCGGTTGGTACCCACGCTCTTGTGCAAGGTTGGCATAATCAGCCGCCTTGTTTTCTTCGTTACGACCAAAAGATACGGATATCTCGTTTTTGATTATATCTCCTAGTCCATTGTCACGAAGCCATTTAAAAGCCGCCTCTCTATTAGCTACAGTAATTGTAGCACTGTAATGCGGCTTAACATCTACCGAAGATCCATCCATAAGTTTTAAATGAGATAAACCCATTTCACTCATCATAGTTGGAATTACTTCTCCTGATAAATGTTCTAATTGTTTTTTTGTATTTTTCATATTTTCTTCTTGTAGTTCAAGTCTAGTTTGTAATGTTTCTAGTTTTTCAACTTGATCTGCAAGTGACTGAATGTTATCAGTCTTTTTCATTGTGTCTTGTTGGTCTTTTTCAAAATCAATCATTAATTTCTCCTTTCTCGTATAAGTTAATTTCAATAGGATAATATTTTCTTTCTTGTTTATCCCACTTTAATAGATTGTATTTGCCGTTTGTAATATCAGAAACTATAGAACATGCAACACCTATGATTGCAGGATCACCTGTTAATAATAAATAATCTCCTTCTTTAAAATCTTTTAAACTTTTTCTTAATTTAAAAATTAAAGGTCCGGGAGAAAATATTATTTGAGAAAATTCTGGCAATAAAAATTTAAATTGACCATAATGAGATGCACCCATAATGTTAATTTTAGGATTGCCTGATTGTGTTCCTGGAATTTCCTGTATGACATAAACTATATTTTCTTTCATGCTTGACAATATAGGTGTTTAACATTATATTGTCAACTAGAAAGAAGAAAACTATGAACTATAAATTTAAAATGAAACCTTATAAGCATCAATTGACTGCTTTAGAAAAGTCATGGAATAGAGAAACTTATGCGTATTTTATGGAAATGGGCACAGGTAAAACCAAAGTATTAATAGACAACGCTGCAATGCTATATGATAAAGGTAAAATAGACGGTATTTTAATTGTAGCACCAAAAGGTGTTATAGGCACTTGGTATAATCAAGAGCTTCCTGCTCATCTACCAAATCACATAGAAAATGTGACCGTATTGTGGCAAGCAAACATAAACAAAAAACAACAAGAAAAACTAGAAACTTTATTTGAAATAGAAACAGCTTTTCATATTTTAGTTATGAATGTTGAAGCTTTGTCTACAGAAAAAGGATACAATTTTGCTTATAAATTTTTAAATGCTCATAAACCTTTAATGGCTATAGATGAGTCTACAACTATAAAAAATCCTAATGCTAAAAGAACTAAAAATATAATTAAATTATCTAATGTTGCTAAATACAAACGTATTATGACAGGTTCTCCTGTTACTAAAAATCCACTAGATTTATATAGCCAATGTGAATTTTTAAGTCCGTGGTTATTAGATTATACGTCATATTATGCATTTAGAAATAGATACGCAGAAATGAAAACTATGCATGTGCATGGTAGGTCAATACAGGTGGTAGATAAATTTAAAAATTTATCAGAATTATCTGACACTCTTAAAAATTTTTCTTATCGTGTATTAAAAGAAGATTGCTTAGATTTACCTGATAAAATTTACATGAAAAGAAATATAACATTGACTGCAGATCAATTTAAAATTTATAAACAAATGAAAGATCAAGCAATAGCAATGCTTAACGGTAAAGTTACTAGCACTGTAAATGTGCTAACACAGCTAATGAGACTACAACAAATTACTTGTGGTCATTTTACTGCTGATGATGGCTCTACTCAATCTATAAAAAATAATAGAATAACAGAATTAATGGATGTGTTAGAAGAAACAGAAGGTAAAGCTATTATATGGGCACATTATCAATATGACATTACAAATATAATTAAAGAAGTTACAAAAAAATATGGTCCGGGGTCCATTGTTGACTATTATGGATTAACACCACAAGATGAAAGACAACCTAATATTAAGAAATTTCAAGACGACCCTAGGTGTCGGTTTATCGTTGGAACGCCTTCTACGGGCGGCTATGGCATTACTTTGACGGCTGCAAACACCGTAATTTACTATTCTAACGGATATGACCTAGAAAAGCGTTTACAATCAGAGGACCGTGCACACAGAATAGGACAGAAAAAACCAGTAACTTATGTAGATTTAATTTGTGATGATACTGTAGATGAAAAGATAGTTAAAGCTTTACGTAAAAAAATAGATATAGCATCTGAAGTATTAGGAGAAGAACTTAAATCATGGATTTAGTAGGACTATACGCGTAGCGCGCTAGAATTTTTAATTTACTACTTTTCCTCCAGACCACTTCATCTCTGGTAGCCCTTCGGTGTATTTTTTTCCATCAAAAGTAAGAACTTGTTTTCTATTTGAATCTGATTCGTGATAAGATATGTGGACCCATCCGCCTGCGGGGTCGTCTTTGTCGTAGTACTCCATGATCAATTGATCGAAGTCCACGTTATTTTGTAGCCAGTAAGCTGTCTGAATATTTGGTACGCCAAAAATTTCTAGGTCGCAGGCTTGGCCCAGCC